GTGCTGCTCAGTTTACACTGCTTCCGATTGTTGCTGTTGCTACAGAAGCAGACACTGCTCAGGTTGCTACAGTATACGTACTTCCAAACTTTTAAACCATAAGGTTTCTCTCTGAATGGGGGTGAGATTACTTGCCCCCATTTTTATAGGATAGCATTATGAATCTACGTGAGATAAGAGAATACATTGCAAACATCACAGACTATGATCCCAATGTAAATAAGGATTATTCTGCACAGGTTGACAATGTAATCAACGAAACCTATCGTATGTTGTTCTCGGAGAAGCCTTTTACTTTTGCACAGAAAGAAGTAAAGATACCGATATATACTGATGCGGAATATACAGCATCGGGCTTTACAGGTATTATTGCAGGATTGACAAAGATTACTATACAGCCTTCTGTTCCAGATTGGGTAGAAGGAAACATTATAGAAATAGATGGTGTTGAACATCATGTTATATACAAGGCAAGTGCAATCGATATATATATAGAAGGCAGTTTTGCTTTTATTGCACAACCAGTAAAGTTTAAACAGAGATTTATTCGATTGCCAAAAGATTGCGTATCGATATTGCAGGTTGGCAAACGTAGTATGAGCATTGCTCCTACAGCTGTGGGTCGATATATACCATTGACCAGGTACGAAGATGAGTATTACAATCTGCCGTTGGATGAGGTAAACATTCCGAACTACTGGATTATGCAGGATTCGGAATATGTGTCAGCACCTCCTATCGTATTGACCCCAACAGCTACAGCTACATCAGCAGGTCAAGGTACAAGAACTGTTCGATTGGCATATACATATGTAAAGTATCCGGCAAACGGTCAGGCTACAGAGTTAGAGTCAGGGTTGTCTCCATTTTCGGAAGCAATCACATTGACTGATGCTCAACGATTGACATTGACATCTTCGTTGGATTTGACAAAGGTAGGATATGCTAGGCGATTTTACATAAAGAATGCAGCAACAACGCCTCAGTTTGATGGAGTGTATCAAGTTGGTACATTGAAAGCAGTATCAGCATCGCTATCAGAGAACATAGATTTTTCGCAGACTGAGTTTGAGAATGGTAGTTTTGTACTTAATAATCCTAGGTACACGTATACGGACGGATATGTTCAAAGGATTCGTTTATATCCGAGACAAAGCACGGACTATGAGTTATCGGTGCGTTATATATATCGACCTGCAAGATTGCAAGAAGATACAGATACCCCAGACCTACCACAAAGTCATCATCTTGTTTTGGCCTATGGGTCTTTGATGGATATTTTTAATAAGCACGACAATGCACAAATGAGTCGCATATATCGAGCAAAGTATCTGGAAGAGATAATAAAGTTGGAGCAGAGATTTTTGACACAAAAGCCTCGTCGTTGGGTAAAAGGTTACATGCAGGAGAGTGGTGTTGATACAGTGCCGATGTGGACCCCGCTCAAGAGGTTGTAATGAAAGATACTCATATACAAATAATCGATCTGAAGGGATTGTTTCAGCAGGTTCCTCAACCTCCATCGGGTGTATTTGAGTTAGAAAACTGGGCTGTTGATCCAGTTACAGGCGGTTGGGTAAATCGTCTTGGTTGGGAAAAGTATGATGTCAATGCCAATGATTGGGATCCTTTTTTGACGAGTGTGGTTGACAGCATGTTTTATGTGCAGCGTCACCAAGGAGCGCAAGACAGCATATTGTTTGAGCAATCGGGTATTTTATACCAGCTGAATGATTTTGCGGGATTGTTAAAAAAACAAGAACTATCGACAGCCAGAGTACAGCCATTGGTGTCGGAAGTAGGTACACAATATGCTCAGTTTGGCAGATATATTATTTATGTCAATGGATATAATAGACCTGCCAAAAGTCATTTGTGGCCGTGTACAAGTTATTCGACAAACTATTTGGTGGAGTTGCCATTAGGGTTTGATGCATTGCCATCTGCTCCAGTTGCTTGGGGAGTAGAAACTACTATTGGAGCCACATCTACTAATGGAGATAAAATCAGTGTTTGGTTTTATAAAGATAGTGCAGCAGCTATTCTTGGAGATTTTAAAGATAAAGGCCTTGGAATACCAACCAGTACCAAAGAAAATAAATATCGATACAAAATCTCTTTTGTAAATACAGCGGGTTCTGAGGGTCCTTTATCTTCTTTTTCAAATACAGTAGAGTGGACAACAGCAGGAACCACTTTACGATATGCTTTAAATGTTGAGATACCAACAGGCAATGAAGATGTTGTTGCTCGAAGAATATATCGTACTAAGAACTTTTCAGACGATGCAGGCAATGATGCATTGACATATTATTTTGTTACTGAGATTCCTAATAATCGAGACGATATTTTTATAGATGACATACCGGATACAGCGTTGGGTTCTCAGGCTCCATTGGAAACAAACTCTGTTGTAATGCCTGCGCGGAAAGCAAGATTTGTTGGTGTGTATAAAGATTGTTTGTTTCTTGATGGTGGTCGTGATGAGGACTTGACGTTATACTTTTCTAATCCTGCAAGACCAGACCAGTTTGGAGCATTTTCTTTTATCACACTAGGCCATAGACAGGGTGGCGGTCTTACAGGATTATACTCATACTTTTCGCATTTATTGATTTTTCGCGAGAAAAGCATTGATATATTGCAAGGTGATTATCCAAACTTTTCGTCAGCGAGTTTGTCTCAGTATATTGGTACGATCGCAACAAACACGATTGTTTCAGCTCCTGGTCTTGGCGTAGTATTTTTATCGTACGATGGTGTGTACAGCGTAAATATAAACTTGGATTACAGCGACAGTCCGAATGTACAAAATGTTACACCTCATTTACGTGATTTGTTTCGACGAGTTAACATCGATGCTTTGGCCAAAGCATCGGCTGTGTATAGCAAGAAGAGACGAGAGTTAATCTTTTCGTTTCCTGTAGATGGTAGTCCTGTAAACAATATGGTTTTGGTGTATCATACAGATAAACAGAGTTGGTCAACAAGAGACTTCCCGATGGGTCAGATGATTGTAAATGCGACAGGTGACGTGCTTTTTGGTATGTCCGATGCTGCGGCATCAGCAACCAATCAGCATGGTGTTATGGTGTTATCTCATCGTCGATGTGCAGGTCAGACAAAACGTGAAGATGCGATTGTAGATTTGACAGCCCCGACATCGATTCTTCGATCTGCATGGTTGGATATGGGTGATGCATCGCTTAAGAAGAAGATACATGGTGTGTATATTTACTTGGCTACAGGTGGAGATCAAGACATTCCATTGAAGTTTTTTACTGATTATGATTATACGACACAGCATACATCCCAAGCATTACGGCAACAGCCTGCTGATATTGCAGATCAACCTGTGTACAATGTTGCACAGTTAGATAGCGGAGCAAGTTGGCAAGAGCCATTGATTACAATGTTGCGATATGACATATATACAAAAGCCTGTAGTTGGTTTCAGTTTATGATAGAGACAACAGCAGACATGCATGTGATTGGATATGCGATTGATTATACGGCAGCTGGCACTCGAATCATAAAAGGTAAGAAGTTATGAGCAAGAAGTGGACAGAAGGGTATCCTCGTGACAATGCGATAATAGACTACAAGCAGTTTAATCAGGGATACAATACACAGAAAAGTAGCTTGAATGGTGGGATTGATCGCACCATGACACCAGTAAATCAGTTTGATGAAACAGAAAAGAAGGACAAGGCTTTTCACTATGTTCAGATATTTCGTCGTGGCGACAATACAGCATTAGAAGATACGTCGATTGTAACAGGAGCAAGTGATTTTAAAGGTATTACATACAATACGTATGGTGGTGGATGGGTAACTGTAGATGAGTTTACGTTGTCTGATATGAAAGATGGAATGTTACATTGGGAGTTTTCGTGTCACGTGTATAACAACACAGAAAATACTCAAAGAAGCAGCACAAAATCTACAACAATCCGTTTGTTGTTTGATGGTGTTGAAGTATGTGTAGCATACAAACTATCGCAACCAACAGTTACATATCGAATGGTTTGTGATGTTCCAATCACAGCGTCTCCGAATACAGTAACAGTACAAGCTAGATCTGTAGCAGCAGGTGACACAGAAAATACTAGATGTTTGTTTACGCTTTTATCAATGCAGCATCTGTTTATTGGGAGGTGGCGATGAGCAGAATAACCAATGCGGATCCTATAAAGAGGGGATCTAGTTATACATCTACTCAGTTAAATCAACAGTTTACAGAAGTAAATGCTGCATTTCCTATGGATGGAGATAATGTACGCAATGAGGGTATCGATCAACCTTCTTTCGATTTGAATAACAGTCATGGAAAAAGTGGCATTATATTGGTTGCAGCAGCTAGTGATAACAATACGACTTCAGTAACAGCATCAGCAAACACAGCAACAGGTTCACCTTTTGATGCACCAGTAACGATTCAAACTTGGACAGTAGTTCAGCCTGTTACAACTACAGATTTGATTCGAGTGTATTGGCAGTTTGATTATCAAACAGTAGTAAACAATAGTGCGCCTGTAAGTTTGCAAGATAAAAATGGTTGTGTGTGGGCAGTCTGGTTAGAATACCAAAGCAGTTTTGGTGGCAGCTGGGAAGCAGTTCCTAATCAAGGAGATTTTGATCAAGGTATTGCCGGAAGTCCTGGTAGTTTGACATCTTATGGTACACATACATCACAAGGATATGGGTGTACGATTGTTCCTCATGCATTGGTATTGTACGATACAGTAACGTCAAATACAAAAGTATATACAAATACAGTGCCGGCAACAGGTTATGGAGATTGGATTTATGCTCCTGACAGCAATATAACTATATATGGTTTGCGTTTACGAATGCGAGGATTGTTGGACCAAAAATATGATTCTGTGTTAGGTCCTCCACAAAACTCTTGGAGATTATTAACAACGTCATCGGGTGTACAAACGAATACAGTATCTCGTAGTTATATGGCATATTTGGTAATGAGAGAACAATGAGTATTACATTCCCCAAAACGTTTGCAGCATCAGAGGTAGCGAATGCTGCTGATGTACGTAGCAATATCGATGCGATGCAAAAGAAGCAAGCTAAGTTATCAGGTTCGGATTTTGCTACGGGTCAATGGATAGACACTCATCATATAATGGAAGGTCGTTATGAACCAACAAGCAATATATCTGTAAATGTATCAGGTGTGTTTGGTGGTAGAAATAATGGATCGATATTTCAAAATCTTTCGTATTGTTCGAGGTGGTTAACAAATCGTACGGGCACAGATAAACGAGCGTTTATACCATATACAAATATAACGTTTGACATTTTGCGTCCTGCAACGATTTTTTTTCAGTGGGCAATGATACATCAAAGTCCTATAGATGGTGATGGTACAAATGGTAATACAAAGATTCGTCCATCATTAAATAGTAAGTTTGTTACAGATGGCATTGTATATCATCAGGTATATGAGCAACTAGCAACATCTAACAATGTTGTAATAGATGGGACTAGAACTACAAATGGTGTGGTATTATTGGATGTGTCTAGTCAAATACGAGGGTATTCGATTGGACTAACTGGCGAATCGACAGCAGGTATGTGCCAGAATGTATCATGGTCAGTATCATTAGAATGTTTTTATATGTGAGGTAAGGTATGGCATTAACAGGACTAGAGATGGCATTGTTGTCAGGATTGGGTGGATCTTTGATAAAGGGTGTGTCTGGAGCTATTGGTGCAAGTGGAGCAGCATCTGATTTACAGTTGACTGATGAGCAACGTCGTAGGTTAAAAGAGTTGGAACGCATGGAAGCAGAGTCTGCTTTTGGTATGTCAGATCAAGATCGTCAGGTGTATGGCACACAAGTTATGTCTCCGGTACAAACGGCAGAGCGAGAAGCATTGGCACGTTTTGGTGCCAGTCAGGCAGTAGGAGACATTGGTCAAGGTGCAGCGTTTCGACAACAACAAGCATTGAAGCAGACATCAGAGGCTGCTAGAGCAGAGGCTCAAAGAGCAGTAGCAGAACGAGACGCAGTTGTAGCACAGCAACAACAGCAACAACTAGCAATGATGCGTCAACAAGAGCTTCAGCGTAAAGCAATGGAGCGACAGGCTGTGATGTCTATGTTGGGTGCAGCTGGTGAAGGATTAACGCAAGC